GACTATTCCCCTGTCCAGCAGGAGAGGCACTACCGATAGTTAGCCCGGACGATCCACCTGTGCCGCCTCCAGAACCCCCCGACATTCCGTTTGAATTGTAATCCCCACCACCGCCACCGCCTGTGGAAGTAATAGAACTAAACACGGAATTTGAGCCTTTTACTCCCTGAGTACTTGCCCCAGCAGATGCCCCAGCACCACCAGCACCAACCGTCACAGTTAAACCTGTGGCAGTGACAGCGAAGGTTGTAGCAGTTAAATAACCTCCAGCACCCGCCCCGGCTCCTGCTTGTGAGCCTCCACCGCCTCCACCAGCAATTACTAAATACTCAACATCCGCGCTAACACTACTCATACTAGGAGTAAAAGTTCCTGAAGCATTAAATGTGTGAACTTTATAGCTACCGTCAGTAGTAATTGTACCGCCTGTGGCAGTCATATACTGCACAGGCACAGTACCAGTACCGTCACCAATATTTGTCCAGACATTACTTCCAGCAGTAGCATCAGTTAGTGAGAACATCTCACCACTTGTAGTATTTAAAAATACTGTACCCACTCCACCAGCAGGATTAGTAGATGCGGTAGGATCAGAACTAGACTTCGTAATTTCGTCCGGTAAGTTAGTAAGACTAGCCCCTGATATTGCTGGAAGTGCGCCTGTTAATTTACTTGCTGCCATTGCTGCAATCTGGGCATCCGTAACTGTACCAGTTAGTTTAGTTGTTGCTAGACCCGTGATGTGACTATCATCAACACTCCCAGATACTAAGTGGGAAGAGTCCACACTCCCAGCTGAAGGGGATACGGTCTCTACTGTCTTACCAATGTATAGGCAGTACATAGTACTTGGACTGCTAATTGTACTGGTTGTTAATGCTGTCCCAACAGCCGTGTAGCTGGTGGGATCTTGCCTCACATTATCAATGAAAAGCGCAATATCAATGCTGTTTGAAACAGACGTGGACAAAACAAAATTTGTGCCCGTAGGACTACTGAAGGTCTGTTGAGTCAGCGAACTATATTTCTCTGCTGGAATGTTGCCCAAATAGGCCATATTGTCTCCTAGACGCTGATTGCATCAATGCGTGAAATTACGGTATCCAATGAAGCAGCTGTGTCTGATACAACCGTTAGCGCATCACCATTTTGCATGATGATCTTAGATCCTCCATCAATAAGTTCTAACGCAGATCCGATTGGTATCGGTGCCGATTTTATAAGATAAAAATTAGCTGCTCCATTTACGATATAAACGTCTACATTAATAGAAGAGGCCGATACATTCGCACACCTAATTCCTACTACTGTGTCATCAGAGTCACTAGTAAAGACAGTGACTGGAGATGTCCCAGTTACTCTGTCGAGATGTCTCTCAAAATCTTGTGCCATTTGCTGCTCCTTTTATAATGCGACAGACATCGCAATAGCAAAGCCGTTAGTAGCACCAGTTGGTGCCTGAAATGTGGGTGAAACCCCTGCTCCTAAACTAGTGAGTACCTGTCCTGAAGCACCTTTAGATACTGGGATATTACCTAAGTCTACATCGGAGTCAGCCATTGTAATAGTACGAACGGTACTAGTAGCTACGCTGCTGACTTGGAAGGCTAACTCTTTAGTGTTATCCGCATCATCTTGAATCCTAAACACATCATCTTGTACGTCAGTTACTACTCCTGCTACAAGCCCAGATATTTGTGTCTGGATATTTGAGCTGACACCGTTAAGGTAACCAAACTCTGTATTAGTTATACTTCCGTCATGTATCTTAGTGGCAGCGATAGCAGCACTGGCATTAATATCTGCATTAAGAATAGTTCCATCAAGGATATTAGTAGAAGTAATACCACCTGTTGATATATCACCAGTAAGAATTGTTCCGTCCAATATCTTACCAGTAGTTATAGCCCCGTCAGCAATGTCCCCAACAAGGATAGTACCGTCAAGGATATTAGTAGAGGTAACACCACCTGTTGATATATCACCAGTAAGAATTGTTCCGTCCAATATCTTACCAGTAGTGATAGCCCCGTCAGCAATATCATCAACGAGGATAGTACCGTCTAGTATCTCAGTAGTAGTAATCGCGCCTGCTGCAATGTCTCCAGCCACAATGTCATTACTAAAGCTCAACTTACTGTAGTCTATGGCAGCACTTGCGTTAACATCTGCGTTAACAATAACCCCAGATGATATAGCTACAACACCAGAAGAGCTAATAGTGGCATCACCAGAAGCAGCTACATTGGTAAATACAGTACCTGTTCCTATTAATAGATGACCACTAGTTGTAGCCAATGCGTCATCAATGAAATCAACCTTTGGCGCAGTTACGGCATCATCAATGATGTCTGCTGTGTCAACGGCAAGTGAAGAAATAGTTAGTACACCAGTGTTAGATAGCGTCCCATCACCAGACATGATTACGTTAGTGAAGGTCGTTCCGTTACCAACCATGATATGCGTGTCGGTAGCAACTATAGCGTCATCAATGAAATCAATTTTTGGTGCGGTTACATTATCATCAAGTATGCGAACTGTAGTTACCCAGTTGTTAGCTTCAATCGCATCAATCCTGCCATCATTCGTGTTGGCTCCACTTAGTAACTGGTCAAGCTCCGCATCAACCTTGGTAGCACTAATAGCTACTGGAGGTGTGGCATCTCTGTCAGTCTCAAAATCATGTAGTCTAGTTAACGTTGCCATATATCCCCTTAGTCATTAGCTCTGAATCCAGCGTTTGCATACTTCACACCATAGAATGCAATACTGAGATCTGTTTTATGTGTTGCTGAAAATGAAAACTTGATTGCCCTGCCCATGCCTATCATTGGTATCAGCACCTTGTTAACGTCTGGAAAGTCCCAGTAGCCAGAATCCCATTCAGTCATATCCCACTGACTAAATGTTGATTGTAGATAAAATGTTTTGTATGATGTAAGATCAAAGTCAAAGTAGACATCTAGGTTAAACAAGCCAGCAGCACCGCTACCTTTAAATTGAAAGTACTTAAACATTTTCTTGATACTGATGTTATCAAACCATAGCCATGGGGTGTCCCACTGCCATGCTACGCCAAAGCTATTGTCACCATCAGCATATATATCAACATCACTTGAGTTAGTATATTCACGGTAGACTCTTCCGTAATTACCAGCACTGAAGATTTCGTCATCAGGCGTTCTAATGGATTGGTATATGGTTATGTCTCTGTCTTCCATCCACGCTTTGATTTCGTAATCATATACATATCGTCTCTGTATAGATGGGATGTTTATCCAAAACTCATTCTCTGACTTATGGTTAACAACGTTGATTTCATCTTGGTTAGTTATAGCTTTCAATAAAGGATTAAGCCTGTCACGTATATTGTCAGATAACTTTTTAGTCTTAAGCCCTTGAACTATTAGCTCACTCTTCATTGAGTTAAGCCCACCAGTTTCTACGATGTAGTTATCAAGCCCAACCTCATCCATAGCCCTGTGTGACATTGCCCCTGTATTAAATATTGTTTTATCAATAGCTATATCTGCGAATACAGCAGGGACTGTGTACGTAACAATATGATTCTTTAGAGCTATAATCAGTTCATTCGTCTGGCCAAGGCGATTAATACCAGTAATGGTATCACCTCTAGCCAGAACAGCAGCCAAGTCTATATCAACATAGTCCGAAGCACCACTCCAATCATCTTCATCATCTACTGCGCTACCTATGAATTGAGTCTTCCTATTTAGTATGCCAGACATCCACACGCGGTTGTTCAATGCGAACACATATTTAGCAAGAGGAGGACTGTCTAATAGATCAATCGTATAGTATCCTGTATGAGATAACGGAGGTGCAGCTCCATCATTCAAAGCTCCTGTTGCTTCTTGATGAGCGACACCAATTGTTATTGGTGATACGTTCTGCAATAATAATGTACCTGATGTTTCACTGTAGTAAACGTTATACCCAGTAGCCCCACGTATTGCTACAGGGGAGGTAACACTAAGTACGCTATTCAACGGTACCAATTGGCTACTCTCTGTGCTAGCTATTGATTCCCCACCAGCTGTCACATAAGTAACAGTCACATAATAAGTTCTTGCAGCCTTGGTACCAGTAGCTACAGTCCCAAGTGTTGGGGCTACTGGTCTAGGGGTATACCCATACTTAAACGCAACATCAGTCCCGTTAGTAAGGATCATTTTATTCCTGAACATAGCCCAGTTAAGAGGCTTGTTAACAGTAAGTCCTGTCTTAAGAACTACATCAAATGCCCCAGTTGCTGGTGTGTACTTTAATAACCTTGTGTCAAACTGCCCTAGCACTTCATATGTTCCGGGAAAATCACCCTCATATACGCCAACCATATCGCATGCAGGCCCAGCCTTAAACAGATCAAATATTAAATCCTGCGTTAAGTCTACAGTCCAACCTAAATCTTTAGTGTTAGTTCTAAACGTGTTGTACGTAGCGTGTGCTGGTGCTGACGCATCACTACCAATGTCAACATAGTTACTAGCATCACCCCCGTTGTATTCAAAGAACACTGCATATGTTGCAGAAGTAGAAGTAAACGGTTCCTCGAACGTAAACTCAGTCATAACAAATGAGCTTGTCAGGTCAGCTGGATCTAGGAGGAATGACTCTTTTAATACAGACCCAGTTGGTAATCCATTAGTTCCTACCGTCCCAGTCCCTAACCAAATATGTGCCACCATCCCGCCTGTTGGTGACCCAACTTTCTTTAGGTTAAACTGTACGGCTTGTATGTCCTGACCAGCGAGTGTAATGGCAAAGCCAACCTGTTCGTTATTACCATTATGCATACTGATGTTAGCATCTGTATTTCCTACAGCTAGAGTGTCAATGCTGTTACCTGCCGCGTGTTTAGCTGCGGTACTATTAAGGAACGTTCTACCCCTACGTTTACTAACCTCACCGTTCTGTGCTACACGTGAGTTCTGTAACTCAGTAGCAAAGTCAGCTGAGATGTTACCTTCACCAACAGCAATATCAAATAAGCCTTTATTGTTAGACTCAAATATTTTTTGTCGCAAGGGCATTAATAGGTTCCTTGAATAGTGTCAGTCAAGTTATAGTTCTTGCGAGTCAAGGGAGTAAACCTTACTGACCCACGATTTCTAGCTTGTACTTTCTTCAACAGGTTGTTAGCGAGAGCCATCTCTCTGTCACGCTTAGCAAAGTCCTGATCGTATTCAGCATACTTACCCTTCACCATGTGACGTATGATTACTTCTTGGTGAGGGGTGGTGTCTGAGTCAGATGCTAAGTCTGATAGTTCTTGTTGGTACCAGTAAGTAAGAAGTAATCCATTCTGAGCCAATGCTGGAGTTGGAGTAACTTTAATCTGAGATACCTGAGTTGCACTACTCCCCCATGGAGTCCATAGCCTTGGCAATCCAGTGTTACCCCTAATGATCTCCTCTTGAAAGATTTGATTCGTTCTTGCTTTAGATACAAACAAGTCTTCCGAATCTATATAGAACCTTTCACCTATGATGTTGTTCACATCAACGTTTGTTTCTAATGCGTACTGTTCTACGCCAGTAGCTAATGTAACAGTAGCTGTATTTTTTAGAATGTTGAAGCGACCAAGAATGTTTATTTCCTGTATAGCTTCATTGATGTAATCAAGGATACGATTCTTCGCATCATTGACAAGACTAGAGTTCGAGTCTAACCCTAGATCTCTTAGTATTGGATTTCTTATGGTTGCGAGAGACACGGTTCCTCCTGATGGTTCATTACTTTCTTTAATGCGTCTGCCCAGAGTTCTGCTCTTTCCACCGCATCAAAGTTTTCAACAATATAATTACGTGCTTGCTTACCAATCCTTCTACGTAATGCAGGGTTATCTATCAACCTCTGTATCATAGATTCGCATTCCTCATTATTGTTGTATAGGAATCCGTTTACTCCTTGCTCTATTACCTTAGAGTAAGGTGGTATGTTCCGTACTACACATGGGATCTCTAGTGCTGAATACTCCACCCACTTAATAGCACTCTTACACGTATTGAATAAATCATCCTTAAGTGGTATTACAGCTATGTCGTTATTCAACAAAGCTTGCTTATATGGATGAGCTAGTGTCGGCACCCAAGAATGAAACTCATACTGCTTTTTTGGTATGTTCTTAAATATGCCAGAAAACTCCTGACCACAAATTTGCAGCTTGAGATCTTTATTCTTCTTTGCTAACTTTTCAAACACTGGCTTAATCTCTACCAAGTCTTGATAGTGAGAACACCCGCCATGCCATGTAAGCCTTACAGTTGCATCCTTCTCAATTCTAACTGGCTTCCACACAGACAGGTCAATACAGTTTGGTAAGACAATGACGTTCTTGTTGAACTGGCTATAATACTCTGCAAGCTCAGGAGTAGTAACAGTAACCGCATCTGCAATCCGTAGGCACTCTTTAGCTGCTTCAGTCTTTTTAATATTCCTAGTAATATCAAAGCTATTCTCCCCATCCTTCCACACTACAATTTTTTCACCATCCATAACATAAGAAATATTTTCTATACCCATGTCTTGGTAATGCGGAGACAATGGGTTCAACGAAAATATGTTATCATCATGGTCAATGATAATTTTCTTAGGCGGGTTATGAGCTTTCAACACTTTTATTAAGTCTAGCATCTTCAAGCTAGCAGCCCGTGGTAGAATCGCTACATCACAATCTTCAAGCAACTGGTACAATTCACTGTTCTTACATCCAACCCCACCTAACGCAGCATCAATACCAAACTTTCCACTAACAGCTGCAATAGGCTGCCTAATCCTATAGAAGCCACATGCCCCATCATCTCTTACTACACCACAAACTTTAATATCATCTTCTTCGTTAAACCCAATTGGTTTATCTATCATTGCCTAATTCTATTTTGTACCGCCAACGCTCTGTATCGCAGTGACAGCCTGCTCCCCCATATGATGCCTAGTATAATTGTTCTTCACATGCATTATTTCTTTAAGAAACTCGAAGTAACCATCGCGCCCTTCGTCTTCATCTTTCTCTCCAAACTTGTGAATGAACCTTTGGTAAACATGGTTCTTTACTACCATGCAGCTACCACCAATTTCACCATACTCAGGCTGGTTGTCAGTGTCCTCTCCAAAGTAGTTCCACTTATCTTTACCACAAGGTGTGTACTGCATTTTAAATAAGACTATGTCTTCATTACGATCCTTAAGCTTCTTAACGAAGTCATGGTCTATAATTTTATCGTCATCATCTAAGAGAAGAACGTACTCACCCTTAACCAAATGCCTGTGGCTATGGAACAATCTATTTGCTTTAAGTAATCCAATACCATTCTCAGTCTGGTCATGTATAATTACCTGATCCCAATCTCCATCGGTTTGATTTTTGACAGAATACTGATTGATCCCCAACTGTTCGTTTCTTTTCCAAGTACGAGTTACTATTGTTAAGTAACCTGCTTCCGGCTGATCCCACGTGTTGCCATTAACGTGATTTGCAAACGACAATTTCATTTGAGGGGTGTCAGTCGTTTCTCCCTCACGCTTCATGTAATTATCCGTTGTTAACAAGAACACCTCTCAGACATTGTTTATAAATACTTCTTGCTATCGTTGTCAGTTTTAAATTCTGGATGATCGAAGAAGAAACGATTAACTGCTTTCGTCATAGCGTTCTGGTCTCCATCCAAAATGTCTTTATACTTGTCCTGCATAAGAAAGATGTTTGGTATGGTGCCACGCTTACGCATCATGCGCCCGTCAGTCCATCCGTTGTCTCCTGTCTTACGCTCTTTATCTGCAATCGCAGCAACAGAGTCGACATTCTGTATGTGTTGGATGCCGAATTGTTGGTTGTCAACCCGCATGCGAGTTGCTATGTCTTGGAATATGTCGTCTTCATTATCTATCATT